CCAACACGCCCAGCAGTGGATGTAGGCTGATTTGAAACGAACATTGCCTTGAAGCTAAGTATACGATACTTATCAAAGTTCGAAGCAAATGAACCAAGCCACTGAAACATGCCAAAATTACCAGGATTGATAATAAAGCTGTTTGATTGATACGTCAAAGTAGTAGAATTGGACAACAATGGTCCAATCAATTCCTTATGGCGTATAACAACACCCTTAGAACCAGAACGATACCTGGGTTTATTGGCAATTGCCAACCGTTTAGACCGGGCAACTGGTGCCTTAACGGTAACATTAGCTAACGCTTTCTTTCCACGACTCGACATAGTATACTGACGATTAGGTACAGTCTCAATGTACTTAAAATTGTCGATTTCAGGTGAATACGGCAATGGAGGACCAGAAGTTCGTGGCAATAGACGATCGTAAGCTAAGTACTTGTCGTTAACCTTTTCGCCGGAAGCACGGTAAACAACAGCAGGCTTTGGTGTAGTAAATGTGGGCGACTTAGTCTTCTTTCGAAAGACACGCTTAGAAGTGTTGATAATGGCAGGAACCAAAGTTTCCAAATGGTGCCCGTAAGCGTCAACAGCACCTTTAACAATAGGAGCCAAAAGGTGGTTCAAAGGACTAAGATCGATATCAGTTACTCGCTTTGGTGTGCGTAATCGAGGTTTGGATCTCACGAGTTGCTTATCTTGCGAATCAGGAAGCTCGACGTAATATTCCATACAATCAGTTTTATGGGATCCCACACTGATAAAGGGACTGTTCATCTTCCTACACTGCGGGCTGTGCAGTCTCTTGGCATTTAAATTAGCCCATCAAATTGGATTTGGCCCATTAAAGGAAGACCCCAGATATAGGGTGGATTTAACGAGGTAACCTTCTTCCTCGACACGACAATCAAAGAGGTGTCTCACGCCCGGTGAACAAACCGGGCATGGAACTGTATTTCAAATTTCGGAAATAATCTTCAAGCTCAATTTGCTCAGACGGAGTAATATCATAAGCCATCCAGAAAGAAGCACGAGCTTGTGGTGTAATTTCGGTATACACACGCTTCAATCCATCAGTCATATGACGCAGACCCCAAGGCATACTGAGTCGAAACTCATTGCCGGAGTCAGCAGTCCGTTTGTGCAATCTCTGTGAGGGAATATCACGCCCATACTCAACCATCCAACGATAAAATTCCTGGAAAACAGGGATGCCACCAGTAAGCCGTAGCCCACCAGTGCCAACCGCATGCATCCATCGTTGTAACACGTTGTGATTGAATGGCTCCATCATAACACAATCTCGATCAATAGCTGTGTGTGGGTTGCGGCACATGATCCAATTAGATCCATCAAACACAGGACGAGTCTGGCAGAAATCAATCTGCTCGAACTCAGTCACAGGTTTTTCAATGGTCATATTAAACCCAAGTTCAAGAAACCAATTTGACAAGTCATCCATGAACCTGGGCAAATCTTTTTGCTCCATTACAACCACACAGTCATCACCATTATTCGCCAATTGTGCATTAACGCCACGCTCCATCAAATAAGCCTTAATCATGGAACACATAAGAATACAATTCCCTAAGGACGTATTCATGTCTCCAGACATACGCGTGCCGTTAATCCGATAATTCACAGTACCATCGGGCGTGTAACCAAAACACCTGTTATCAATTTGGCAAGCAAGCAAATTAGCCAGCTGTTTCTTGTGCTTACCATAAAAACACTTCAAATACTGTCGATGCTCCCATTTCAACGCTTCAGCAGATACATGCTGATCAAACCTAGAAGCATCCAATCCGACAGCAACAGGGTGGTTAAACATTTCCCACTTCTCCCTCATCAGTTTAGCAGATTTCTCCGCATTAATTCCCTTGAATACAGTTTGGTGCCCAAACAATTTGGATAGCCATTTAAAAGCTTGGTGTTCGAAATGTTTTAAATACCGACCAAGCATAATATTAAACTCAGGCTTACGAGGAGATATCACTCTGGGCACAGGATCACTCTTTGCGTTCCAATCAGTCTTTTCAAATTTTACAAACGCACTAACAGTGGCAGCCTCTCTGGCATGAACCTGCTTAGCATTCATACCATCAAGCACTTTCTGATAAAAAGCCTTCTTGCGGCTACCAGCATAGCTAGCTACAAATGCAGCATGCGACACCGGAGCGGTCGAAGGATGGCTCTCTGTCAACAAAATGTCAACGGCGGACAACCGTTGAGCAAACACACCTGGAACAGGGCGAGGTGGAGGAACAAGACCCTCGCC